TACAGGTCACGTACACCAGGCCGACCGCAGCGACGAGCGTCAAGCTCTACCTCGACGGCTACCTTGCTGACACCTCAGGCGCCCTCACGGCACCGACCGGTGGCACGGCAGGGGTCCTCACCCTCGGTGGAACAGAAGCCAGCGTGGACACTCCGGTGGACGTCGCGGCCCTTACCATCTTCGACGCCGAGCTGACCGCAGCCCAGGTCCTCGCGCACGTCAACAGAGAGAGGGGTATCTAATGCCCGTCGTAAAAACTACCCTGTTCAGCAGCGGCAATAGCCTGGTCGCCTCACACATCGTGAGCACCCGCAGCGCCCTCGTTGAAGAGGTCATCTGCACCAACACCAGTCCGGCAGTAGTCTACTGTCAGGTCTTCAACAGCACCACGCTCCCTGCTGACGCGAGTCAGCCTGACTTTGTCTTCGCGGTACCTGCCACGTCAACCGCGAGCTGGGATGCATCGCAAGGCATCAACTTCGACACCGGAGTGACTGTCTGCGTGAGCACCTCGGCCCACACCAAGACGATCGCTGGCGCGGTCGCAGTCTTCAACACAATCCTAGAGAGACGATAATGGCCATACGCTCCTTCGGTGGTGGCGGAGGTGGTACATCCGCTGAGTACGTCGCCATTGCTGGTACCGAGCGCGGTGCCGTTGTGGCATTCACAGGCGACAGCTCCGCAACAGACCTAGTCGGCGACAGCACGCTCGACCAAGACGACGTGGTCTATGCTTCAGCCGCACACGTCACAGGCTTGGCCGACACGTTCGACACCTCCACGACTCAGCTCCTTGGTACCACAGGCGACACCGCGCACAAGGTTGCTATCGACACTCCGCTGACCATTGCGATGATGTACAAGTCAAGCGAAATCGAGTCGACCGGTTACCTGTTCGCCTCCTCGACCACGACCTCCTCCTTCAACTACGGGCTTGCCCATGTGAGTGGGCTCTTCTCAGTCCGCTTCGGTGCACACACCAGCACGGGTATTCCATTCATCCAGGGCGCCTGGACTCACATCTGTCTAACCTCCCCCGCGGACAGACTCTCGTTCAAGTTCTATGTGAACGGGGAGCTTGCCTTTTCAAGCGGAGCAGTCACGGCCGGCGCAGTGGGTGGTGGCGACAGCCTCAAGATAGGCAACGTCGGCGCGGCCAACGGTGATGTCACTGGGCACTTCTCAGACATCCTGGTTGCAAACGTTGAGTACGACTCGGGCGAGGTTCGCACCCTGTCGAACAACGCTTTCGGAAGCTCGACGACAGCCTGTCCGGGAGTCTCACACGTGGCCATCACCGGGGACGAACCCAGCTTTTTGTTTGGGTGGACCGGGGACAACACGGCGACCGACATTGGTGCCAATGAGTTCATCCTCGACGTGGACACCCCCGTCTACGCTCAGGGCACCCACTACTCCGGCTCTGGCGCCGCCGTCTTCAGCACCAGCACCACGCAACTACTCGCGACTACAGAGGGTGCGTCATCGGGCGCAGCCTTCCAGGTTCCCGTCGCGACGGACATTACCTTCGGAGGGATGTTCTTCACGGACGTTGCGGAGTCAACCCCCTACTACATTGCGAACGGCACCACGTTCACCAACGTCAGCTACGCGCTGGTGGGGCAGTCTGGTTATATCAAATACCAAACCTCCGCCGCGATTGTCGACACCGGAGTGAAGCTCCCGTTTGGGGCTTGGCACCACCTCTGTGCAGTAAGCTCAGTAAACCGGACGTTGACAAAGGTGTATCTCAACGGTGCCCAAATCGGTGGCGACCTCGTCACGACAGCGACCACCCCCTCTAGTTCCTCAGAGCTGTACATCGGAAACATCGGCGCAGCCAATGGTGACAGGACCGGGTGGGCCTCAGACATCTTCCTTGCGGACACGGCCTACACCGACCAGCAGGTTCGCACCGCCGCCGAGAACGCCTTCGGCCACGTACTGCCGTAATGATTGAGCCTACCTGGCTACAGGTAGCGGAAACTCAGCTGGGTACTGCTGAGGTCTTGGGGAAGATCCACAACCCTAAGATCCTTGAGTACCATCGCACCACCACGCTCGCAGACCGTGCCGCAGGCAAGGATGAAACTCCTTGGTGCGCTTCCTTCGTCAACTGGTGTCTCCTGGAGGCTGGCTATGAGGGTACAGACAGCGCGCTGGCCCGGAGCTACCTCAACTGGGGGCTTGAAATGGTGGAACCTGAGGTGGGTTGTATCACCGTCATCCGATCGAAGCACCACGGACCCGATGGTTCGACTGGCAGTCGCCGGGGGTTCCACGTAGGTTTCTTCGTTGGGGAGAACCCACATTCTATTCGTCTCCTTGGTGGGAACCAGAGGGACCGTGTGAAGTACTCGAACTACCCCGGTCGGATCTACGAGGTCCACGGATATCGTTGGCCACTACGTCCCACACGGCCCACGCGAGCATAACGCCACACGTTATGAATAGGTAGAGCATTTCCGCTTAGGGATGAAGTCCCACCTGGGGTGGTGCTTGTAGGTGAGACTCGCCATCCTCTTGTCGTTGTAGTAGTGCTTGAGGATACGTATCATCTCTCCGTGCTGGTAGGCCATGCCACGGTACGCGACGAAGTCCGGGAGGGTGTCCCAGAGGGTGATGCTCCACTCGATGCTCTCGAAGAAGGCTCTCATTTCCGTGGCCCCATAGCTCTGAAGATGTGCTCCACAATGTGGAAGTAGTCCTCGTACTGCTGACCCACGGGGAGGTTCATGTACTCCTCCATCCACAGGCCACGTGCCTCCCGCCAGTTTCCGTCAGCTCGCTCGATGAACTCGTTCACACACTTCGTAGCCTGGCTATAGATGTCACTCATTCTGGCTCCTGTCCCATGAAGTTGTAGAGGCCCCAGACGGAAAGAGCTACGTAGCACCAGTACCCCCAGGGGGTGGCCGGCTGCACTGCGATCCACGCCTCGGTGATCAGGAAGCCGGAGCAGATGAAGAGGTTCAGGTACCTGCTGATCTCCCTATGCTTGCCGAGCATGCGGTAGTTGTACGCCTGGGCGATGGCGGTGAAGATGACGATGGAGTTGAACACCACCGAGGCCTGGTCATACATAGAACACCTGACTATAGAAGGGGCGACACACGCTGTCACAGTACCGCTCGGTTATACGGAAAGCCTCAAAGACTGCACGCTCGACAGAGGTCTTGCTCCTCTTGCGCATGCGGCTGGGTCGGAGGGCGTACTCAAGGATGGGGTTAGCCACCGCTGCTCCGTGCCCCACTGCGGTGTAGTCGTAGGGTCCGATGATCCCCCCGTCGCCACCGACCACGTACATACCCTCGGGGCCACAGTAGAGCAGCTCAGCGTCCAGCCCCTCCAAGGCGCTGTCCCCCTTGGTGTCGTCCTGTACCTCGTACACTGCAGCTTGGATGTGCGTCAGCTCTAGGAAGGGGACCAGGCCCTCTACCTGCCACCTCTCCTCCTTTTCCGTGAGGCTTGTACGGATGCGGCTGAGGTGGAGGTCGGCTCCACTCTCCCCGATCACGCAGCTGCGAAACTTCCACCACTTGCCGACAGGCATACCACGTCGATAGCCATTCTCGTAACCAACCGCCGAGTCGCTGGCCATGTAGAAGCCGCCGTCGTCGAGCTGCACTGCAACCACGATTGTCATACCTTCACCTTGTTCACCTCTGCTTGGATCTTCTTCTTCGCCGACTCCTCGGTGACGGTGCTCCGTCCGTAGACTTTCTTCTCCAGCTCGTGGCGGTACTTGAGCTTGCGGTGCTCGTTAGCTGCCCGCTCCCCCCTCAGGTCCCGCTCGATGTCGTCCTTGTTGTCGTACAGCTTGACGGACTGCCCCGACTCCTTGTAGCTGTCGTAGGCAGTGTTGCTGTAGTAGCCCTGGTCGCTCCAGCCCACGCCCCCACCGACTAGGGTGAAGCCCTTGCTGCCTATGCAGCGGTAGGTGTCGTAGCTGGTGCACTCGGGGCACTGCATCTCGGTGTTGTCCTCGAAGGCTGCGAGACTGTACGACTCCAGCCAGCTCAGGCCACAGGCCCGGCACTCGTGCTCGTAGTCGATACCTTGTTCGTACTTGTCAGTCATCAGTTCAAATCCTCAGGCTTAACCTTGCGTTCTACATGTGTCTCGTGGAGGAGGGGACGGTCGGCCGCCATCTTGTAGTCCTCTATCTCCTGGATCAGTTGGTACAGCAGGTACCGGACGCCCAGGTTGTTCAGCAACCACGTCTCGTAGGGGGACGACGTCCACCCGAACCGTTCCCGCAGCCACTTCCGAAAGCGGGCGGGCATGAAGTCGATGGGCCGGCGCCACGGTGGCTGTACCGGGCTCTCGATAACCTCGATCAGGTCCAGCTCTAGCACCGGCTCACTCTTGCCTCTCATCTTATCCATCATACCCCCAGACTGGAGAGACGTATCTCTCTGAAGTCAGCGTCACCATCTGCTGCGTTGTCCAAGATCCACACGCAGCGCCTGTACTTGTGTGCGCTCGGGTGGGACCAGTCCTCATCGTGACCCATGTCCTTGTGGATGGTACAGCCTAGGTCGAGGCCGTGGACCATGCGTCCCTTGAGGGGGACAGGTACGTGGTTAGCGATGTGCGTGTGACCCACCACTGTGCTCTTCCCGATGGACTTGATGCCATTGCTCGGGGAGGTGATGGCGGCGGCCCGTCCGGTCTGGCTACCCAGGTGGTGGACGAAGTCGAACCCTGCTATCTCTACCTCGCGGCCGAAGGGGAACACGTCGAACCCGAAGCGCTCGAAGCCCAGGTCGTGTACTGACATGGTACCCTCGAAGCGTGGCTCCTGCTGGATCCAGCGGTTGATGCGGTGCTCGTGGTTCCCGAGCGTGATGATGCGGCGGGGGAGCTTCTTCTTGCGGCGGAGGATAGGACGCATCAGGCAGTCCAACGCATCGTGGGTAGCCTCGATGTCATCCTTCCATCGCACACCCTCCAGCTCCAGCTTGGTGCCGTGGGTGTTGAGCGAGACCACGTCCGAGAAGTCGCCGATCTGCACGATCACATCCGGCTGCTCCTCGGCAGCGAACTGACCGATGGCGGTGGCCCGGGCGTTGTTGTAGCTGAAGTGTGCATGGTAGTCACCGATACACAGGATCTTGATTCCTCTACTCATCTTCAAGACTTTCCCCCAGCCGGTGTAGGGCTAGGCCGAGGAGCGCGAGAGGCCCCCAGAGAGGAAGGAGCGTCCAGAGGTAGATGTATCTGAACAGCTTTCCGATGCCTGTCCGTGGGCAGGTGAACCCCCCGCCGATGTAGGCGTCCTCGCAGGCCCACTTGCGCAGCAGTAGATCCAGGTTTCTCATTTGTCCTCATCCTTGACTCCCTTGATAGGAATGACGTCGGCTAGCTCAGGCTCGGAGTAGAAATGTTTCTCCACCAGTTGCACGAACCTAGCCAGGCGGAGATGCACGAACGTGTCTCCCCCGGTCAGCTTGGTGATCCCCACTGGGATCCTCTCGTCGTTGAAGCGCTCCCCGTTCTCCTCGGCCTGCTCGATGGCGTCGGTCACGTTCTTGTAGGTTAGCTTCGCCCAGCTCTTAGCCTCGATGCGGAAAGGGGTACCCTCCACGTCACAGTGCCTGGGGTTGTGTGCCTGCTGCCCACGGTGGGCGTCGGGGAAGCATGTCTTGAGGACGCCAACTAGGAACCGCTCGAAGCGGGCCCCCTTGTCCCTTGATCGTTTACCACTCATCACATATCCTTGCTGTAGTCCAGGGCTTCAGTCTCCTGGAGGGTTCCAGATGTATCGCGCACGCAATCCCATCGGACGTGTTCTCCGCCGAAGGTGCTCTTGCCCACGCGGTAGCGGATGCGATCCCTGCCCTCTGGGTCTTTGATTCTGTGTGCAAGGATGATGATGCGGGCCTTGTTCTCCAGGTCGCCGCTCTCCTTGAGGTGGTATATCTGCGGGACCCTCTCGGTGTCCCCGAGCCTACGGAACTGCGAGACTGCCATGAGGGCTGCGCCCCCGGCTGCGGCTGCGCGGTGGCAGCGTGTCATCGCCTCGCTCACCTCGTTACGCCGGTCCCCATTTCCGTGTCCCCGTATCTCCTGCAGGTAGTCTACCCATATCATCTTGCACCCGGCCTCGCACAGGTGAGCGATGTCCTGCTCCACCTGCTCGATGCTCCCGGCCGTGGGGTATGCGAAGTACATGTGGTCGATCTTCTTGTCCGCCGCCACCGCACACAACCTCTTCAGGTCTGTCTTGTCCAGGTCCTTGCGTCGGATGCGCATCGAGTCTATCCCCGACAGTGCCGATAGTAGACGAGAACCAACGATGTCCTCAGTGTCCTCCACACTGACGCTGCCCACTTTGACAGAGGACGCGAGCATGGCGGAAAGCATGGTCGAGCTTTTGCCGACGCCAGTCGCGGCAGCCAGGATGCCACACGATCCTGGTCCAAGACCACCCAAGGCACGGTCGACGTACCCCATACCAAGAGGCACCAACCTCGGTTTACCCGGTCGATCCAGGTGAAACTCGTGTACTGCTGCATTCATCGTCTCCTGCGTGGTGTGGATGGTCATGGACGATGTACCTTGTCGGCGTCCTTGAGGAACCGCTCGAACCACTCTTTCCGGTTCTTGCTCAAGCCAAGATTGTTGGCGACGCTCCAGGCATAGGCGACGGCAATGAGGGTGGCCGCTCGGACGAGTCCTTCTTGAATAATCATAGCAGCTCCTCGATCATGGCCTTCGCCGTGGTAAGCTTGCGGCGTATCTCTCTGATCTCGGGTCCAGGAAATGATCGTCGGTAGTTGTCGATGTGAAGGTTCCGGTCAAGGATGTCACATGCTTCGGAGACGTAGACCTGTGCCCACTTGAGCGCTTGTAGATCCTTGTCTGAAACCGGGTCCAAGAAGCCACGACTGCGTAGCGCGAAACACCCAGCGTTGTTGTCACAACGGCAACGCTTGCCAGTGACAGAACACGTAACAGGTTCCTTATCATCGGTCCTCGAATCTGACATACTGGTCCTCGCCTTCTGCTTCGTAGACTGGGTCAATGTGGTACTCAAGGAAGGTACTCTTCTGGGCCTTGGCCCATACCTCCCCGGCTCTTGTGGCTGCGGAGTAGGCTTGGATCAGCGTGCCCTCGGTGAAGGTGCCGACCTTGCATTCCGCCTCTTCTCCTCGGAAGGAGCGGAAGCCCGTGACTGCGTATCCGATCTTATGATCCATACATACGTTATAGCATCATTCTGGCACGGTGTCAACTGGGTCATCTATCCAGATGCCTTTGTAGTCGAAGTCGAGCCGCTTCCCGTCCTTGTACCCCGGGAGTATCTCCTCCATCTCATCCTCCGATGCGGTCCAGCCCTTGTCACCCTTCTTGAGGGTCTTGGTGTAGGGGCTGCCCTTCTTGGTGCCGTAGGCTACGGGGTGGGCCTTCTGGGCGGTGAAGACCTGCGGGTCGGTGTCGTCATCCCCGATGTCACCCGGCCAGTAGTTAGGTTCCCCACACTTTGGGCACCAGGCGGAAATGCTCTCGTTGGGGTGGACCCACCGATCGAACTCTTGGGTGGTGTGACATCCGGAGCAGAAGTCTCGGAAGATGTCGAGGGGGGTAGGGCCTTCGAGGTCGGTGGGCTTGGCCAGGCCTCTGACGTGTGCTAGGCTTGTGGGCTCGTGGTGGTGCCGACATGAGTAGTTGGTACACTCCACGTTAGTCATGCCTATGTATGCTGCATGCCCACACTCAGGACACACGTTCGGTGCTACCTCTGACACCTCAACCTCCTTCGGTGAACCAACAACCACACCTCAACTGCAAAGCGGTCTGCAGGCTTGGCCATCCGCTTACCCCACTGCAACCAGTACTTTTTCCGCTGCTCCATTTCCGACCGCCTTTCTGTATCGACCTACGGTAGATAACCTTCTTCTATATGTTAAGGTCTATCTTGCTTCTATATAGAAGGTAGGTATAGTACTAGCAGCAGGGGCCCAGGCTGTCAAGAGAAAAAAGATTTGACACGGACCTTTCCCCCGTGCTATAACTAAGACATGGCTATTGAAAAGATCGGTGACGCAGTTGAGGACCACGAGGCGTGGCTGGAGGCTAGGAAAGGATTGCTTACTAGCTCCAAGGTGTTCACCTGGGTAGGGGACAACATCCCCTCGTGGTGGGGGGACACCCGGGGCAGCATCCTGCGAGACGACAAGGTGTTCGACGACGAGACCGCCACCAGCATCCTGCACGGTACCCACTCGGAGGACAACGTGATCGCCAAGTTCCAGGCGGCCAGTGGGCTGCGCTGCGAGGGGGAGAACAGCCTCTGGTACAACGACGACTTCCCAGGGGTGGGCGCCAGCATTGATGGCTTCTGCTACCCGGACATCGTGGACGCCCCCATCCCCGAGCTGTGCCACGACCGAGACCAGGTCCAGCGTGTGATTGATGAGGTACGCTACCACGAGGAGGTCATCCTGGAGTGCAAGTACAGCACCTCCACCAAGTGGCAGACCGAGGTGCCCATCTACTACATCCCCCAGCTGCAGACACAGATGTGGGTGCTCGACCTGCCGGCCTCCATCATCGTGGCCAGCACGATCAAGCGAGGGGCCAGCCAGAAGTGGCGATGGTTCTGGGATCTACGGCCCTACGTGGTGGTGCGAGACCCAGCGTGGGAGAAGAAGTTACAGGTAGCGGGGCAAGAGTACTTGACCGCCATCGGAAAGTGAGCTATAACGACACCATGAGTTTCAACATCCCTAACCCCAAGCTGACGGCGAAGAACCCCCACTTCGGGAACAAGTACGCGCCCCTCGACGAGGTGCTGCGCGTCATCCAGCCCTTCCTGGACGAGCACAAGCTGGACATTCGGCAGACCGTGGTAGAGGGCATGTTCCTCACGCAGCTCACCGACAACATCGACAACAAGGCGATACGCGAGGTATCCTTCCCCTTCGTGACTGACAAGCAGAGCCCGCAAGCAGTGGGCAGTGCCCTGACCTACGCCCGCCGCTACGGGATCATCCTCCTGTTCAACCTGGTTGGCGAAGAGGACGACGACGGCGAGGTGGCTGAGCGCCCATTCAGGAAGAAGAAGACAACGCCAAAGGCGAAGCCTGCGGCAGATAAGAAGGACTGGTAATGACAGAGAAGTTCAAAAGTAAGAGAGTCGCCAAGCTGGAGCTTAAGGTCTCCAAGGATAACCCTCAGTTCGAGGCACTCCTACCGCTGGGGCGTACTACAAACAAGGGAGACCTGGTAATCGAGATCGGTGCACTATTCACCAGTCCTTACCCAGGTAACTTGGGCGTGTCCCTGACGCTGCCCTCAGGCGAGACCGGAGAGAATGGCTACCCCGTGCGAGAGCGTTTGCAGGCGGTGAAGTCGAACACGCACAAGGTCGACATCTCGGAGTGCTTCATCAACGCTATCGTGTATGAAGCCATCGACGCACGACCACCTTACGAAGACTAACGGCGAGAGCCAGGGCGAAGCCTCACATGACGCAGGCCGGTGAAGTGAAGCAGCGAGACGGAGGTGCGACTCCTCTAACGCCCACCAAGGAGAGACCATGACTGACGACGTGAACCACCCCGAGCACTACAACAAGCAAGGCATCGAGGTCATCGACGTGATCGAGGCCTACGAGCTACCATACCATCTAGGTAATGTCATCAAGTACGTGCTCCGCGCCAAGTACAAGGGCCGCGAAGAGCAGGACATACGCAAGGCATTCTGGTACCTCGAACGCTACATCGAGGAGGCATTCGATCTGGTCTTAGACACCGAGGACTTCGACGGCGAGCCGACATACTCCCTCGAAGAGGTGCGAGCCTTCTT